CCTGCGACTGGTAGAGCGGCTGCACGGTTGCTGGCTGTGCTGAGGCGGAACGACCTTGAAGTCGGGGTCCGGATGCCCCGATCCACGTAGGCCATCCAACCAAGAAAGGGAACAGGATATGGAGCAGGGAGTTTGGCGACGGCTGTCGGGGGCGGCAACCCCGGGTGGTAGAAGGTACGTTATCAGACAAAACATGTGTTTGCTTCATTTGAATATAGGTTGATTATTATATTACGCTTGTTTTGGGACTAGGTCCAGATCGAACCGTTAGCAATCAACCTCCATCGTCATCGTCATCGTCATCGTCGGGTGGTGGTGGTGGTGGTGGTGGTGGTGGTGGTGGTGGTGGTGGTGAACCAGGGTCCACTTGAGCAACATTCAGACGATCGTTGCCGTCGCCCTTCCACGCGATGTAGAGATTGCCATTATGCGCCGCCAGGCTGGGTGCCTGCGGGCTCGTCTCGCCTGAGGTGAATTTGTTCCCGAACGTATGTCCGTTATTCGAGGAGAACATCACGTTGAGGTTATCGTTGCCATCACCCTTCCACGCGATCCAGAGCCAATTGAATGCGGAGGCGATTGAAGGGGTAAGTTGGCTGGTGTCGCCGAGGGTTGACTTGTTCGAGAAACCTGTGACCGTATTCCCTGAGACGTTGACTTGAGCGACATTCAAATGATCGTTGCCGTCGCCCTTCCACGCGATGTAGAGATTGCCGTTATGCGCCGCCAGGCTGGGCGCCTGCGGGCTCCTCTCACCTGAGGTGAACTTACCTCCGAATGTGTGGCCGTTGTCAGCCGAGCACATCACGTTGAGGTTGTCGTTGCCGTCACCCTTCCACGCGATGAAGAGCCGCCCGTTGAAAGAAGCGATTGAGGGGGTAAGCTGGCTGGTGTCGCCGAGGGTTGACTTGTTCGAGAAACCTGTGACCGTATTCCCTGAGACGTTGACTTGAGCGACATTCAAATGATCGTTGCCGTCGCCCTTCCACGCGATGTAGAGATTGCCGTTATGCGCCGCCAGGCTGGGTGCCTGCGGGCTCCTCTCACCTGAGGTGAACTTACCTCCGAATGTGTGGCCGTTGTCAGCCGAGCACATTACGTTGAGGTTGTCGTTGCCGTCACCCTTCCATGCGATAAAGAGTCTTCCGTTGGAAGCAAGGGAAGGAGTCTTGGGGCTCGTGTCCCCCAGGACAACTTTGTTCGAGAAAAATGGCATGATCGTACTCCTCAACGACCGGACTTCGAGAATGCGACGGAAGAGAGGCAGATCCCTTCAGATCCTAGAATCAGGGATCAATCCATAGCCCACTCATGCGAAGAGGCATGCATTTCCTGCTTGATGCCTTACACCCCAGCGTTACGGAACTGCTCAAGACCTAGAGAGAAATCGTGCGGGCTTTTGAAACTGTCAAGCCAAGAGTATGCAACTATTTCGATACACGACACCCCAAGATAGCCGCCATATCTCCCGGCTCTCTTGACCTCAAAAAAATACAATATGCCTCATGTTTACGGAGGTCAAGAACATTCTGGTGTTTTCCGATAGTCAGCGCGCTTTGAGCTCTGATGTTGGAGTCGGCTTGAGATCGTATTCGGAACTCTTTGGTTGTTGAGTGCGTTTTCCTAACGCAGAAAGTGTACGTCTGAACCCACGGTCACCACTGACCCTGGGTTCTAGCCCGCTTGCTATCCCAAGCCCGCGTCCTGTCGCCTCCGATGTCTTGCCTTCTGGCTGAAGTCGGCCGGCGCGCGTCGGTCACATCGACCGAAGCCGTTCTCCTGTCACCCCGACCGACAGGATGGACGCCCGGCATTTTCATGCGCGGTCGGGCCGCAAACGCGGAGCGTACTTGGTCTCATGCCTACTCATGCTGCTTCTCGCCGAGAGATCTGCCCGAGTCACGACCAGAACGTGGAGGAGTTTGTCCAGCTCTGACCGCCGGAATCCCAGCCTGGATGCCGTCTCCAGACAGGCGTCCATGAAACCCTCGATAGCTTTGTTGTTTCTCATGGGTCGGGTTACCTTTCATGGAGTCAAGATCATACTCTGGATCAACGCGTCCGCGACATCGGGCGAATGGCCGAGGATCGTCGCCCACTCTTCCTTCGGCAACAGCTTGCTCTTCCTGCCGACCAGGCCGTAAGTCAACGGCCGCAGCTCCTCGACCAGCCGGACATAGTACGGGCCAGGGCAAAAGTAGAAAGGCCGCTGTGGCATCGATCGGGGTGGGCAGGGCCCACAGCAGGATGCTGGGGAGGGGGCCGGCGGCGCATAGACCGGGTGGGACGTATCCAGCCGATTGCGCAGCTTCCAGCCGGCCTCGGTGCGCAGGTTGACGTATGAGTTTGGGTCTTGCGGCCTGCCCTCCCCGGCGTAGGGGATCGCCATCGTGATTCCATAACGCGCCAGATGGTTCGGGAAGTTGCGGCCGATCCCCAGCTTGTCGAAAGAGATCTTGTCGTGCGGTACGTTCCACCTGGTTACCAGCCGATGGATCGCCGCGGCGGCTTCCGGCAAGCCCATGTTATTGGCCACCTCAACCTCGAGCACGCCCCAGTCGGCGGCGACCACGATGCAGGTGCTGTCGCGGCCCACTCCCTCGGCCAGGTCGCAGGCGATCCGCCTGGTGGAGTTGACGGGATGAGTCGGCGGGACTTGCGGCCGTTGCTGCGAGCTGTGGTGATTGAGCCACGTGGGATCGATCAGTTGTCCGGCGTCCACATCGGGTATGCGGGCGTCGATGTGCGACCCCACCCAGAGGGAGCGCCTGCCGTACTTGCGGTACATGCTCTCCAGCCAGGTTCGATCGGCCAGCCCGAATTCGCTCTTCTCCTCGTGTGCGTGCGGGGATTCGGTGCTCGGAATCCGGATGGCGTTGACGGCCAGACGAGGGGGCACATTGTCTGCCCGGTCGCGGGCGGCCTGGCGGATCAGGTCGACGAACTTGCCTTCCGCGCGGATCGGATTGCCGATGCACACCAGACGCTCGTAGCCCAGCGAATCGATCGCGTCGAAGACGAAGTCCTCGACTCCCGAGGCTTCCTCGACCACGGCCAGGAGATGCTTCGCATGTTGCCCGGACGATCGCTCCACGCTCGTTGTACTGAACGCCAGGGCTTGCCAGCCCGGAGCGACCTCGATCACCGCCGGGCTGGCCTTGAGGCCGCTGGAAAGCTTGCCCCCGAACGGGATGACGGCCCCATCGAGGCACCGTCTGATCTCCTTGAAGGTCACGCTCCCGAGCACCATTTGCGACGGCCCCGTGATGATGCAGAGCGAGTCTGGCCTCGTGAGCAACCACCAGAGGATGATTCCCGCGATCCAGTAGTCCTTGCCGACCATGTTGCCGGAATACGCGACCGTCGTCCGGTACGCGACGACCGATCGGCACAGATCCTGCTGCCGGGACCAGTAGGGGGGGCGCTTCAAGAACAGCTCATTGAACAGCTCCGGTTTGTCCTGGCAAATCTCCAGCAGGTATGTCACATCGTCCCTCTCTTCGCAGTTGCTCATACCGTGCCCTCAGATTCTTGGCCAGGTCGACCAGGGTGACTTGTGGCTGCTTTTCACCATTCCAGAGGTTGTAATGTTCGCCGAGCTTGACCAGGGCGGGCACCTTGGGTTCCAGCTCGATGTCCTGGGTTCCGTCCTTGTGGATTCGCAGTCGCTTGATGAGATGACCCAGGCCCAGTCGTTTGACCAGCTTCAGATCCACCTTGACTCGGCCATCTTTGCCGACGTCGATGAAATCCAGCATGTCGAAGGTCGCGACATCGGCAAGCCGGGCCAAGACCTCGTTGGAAGTCATGGCGGCCGTCTCCACGCGGGCATCGATGGCTGCCTGAACTCCACCTTTCTTGACCAGTCGCGGCCCCAGCTTTTCAGGCCATCGATACCCAGCTCGGCGGGCGGCATCGACGGCGGACCCCGACGATTCACCGAGGTAGAACTCAACGAACAATCTCTGTCGGTAGCTTAGCGGGCGCATGATGGGATTCCTCAATGTGTTCGACTGGCGGGATGCTGCCTCAGTTTCTTGCGCTTGCTGGGCGGGCGTGCTGGACGACCGAGCGGTCAACGTCGGTCAAAACTCGGGCCTGACAGCCAGGAATACGTCGCACGGTGAGGTCACCGCAATCGACCAGTCGCCGGATCACAGGAGGGGAGACGTCCAGACGCCGCGCGATCCCGGCTTGCGGAATCCACGGACGAGCAACCTGGAAAATCATGAGCCCCGCAAGAGAATTGAACTGTCACTTACTCTTAGCATACGAGGTTTTCGGCTGACACGTCATGAAAACGAAACCTTGCAGCCTCATCCCTTGCGTGGGCACGGAGAGCGGAAGGGGCAACCCACTTCCACGCACCCAGGAAATCTTTTGGTCCTTCTCGCCCCACGCGTCCGAGCCCACGCGCCCGCCCGACCCAGGCGACCCTTGGAAAAAAAGTTCTTGACAGCGCAATCAAAAGCAAAATCTTGGCGCATTCTAGGAGAGAGGGCGTAGTCAGTGGTCAGTGGTCCGACCCCGCCGGTCGGCCGACCGTAGGTCGCAGAGGTCGGGCGGGTCACGGGACTCCGATCGAACCCAGCGCCCACCGGGAGAGCCCCGGCGATCGGTGGACCTCACGATGCACCGCACCGGTCGATACAACCGATACGACCATCGCGGCCGGACGCACTCGGAAAGAAAATCTCAAGTCGGCAAACGTTAATGCAACTTGAGTCCGCGTCAACCAGATCATACAAGAAAAGAGCACCGACTACGCAGTGCAGACCTTCAACTTCCCTACCTTTTTCCTGAGCGAACTTCACAGGAACCGGCATCCATGGCAACCGCAGCACAGATCGAAGCCAACCGCCGCAATGCGCAGAGCAGCACCGGGCCGAAAACCGACGAGGGGAAGTCCAGCGCACGGGGCAACGCCCTCAAACACGGCATGGCCGCCCTCACGATCATGCCCGGCTTGCCCCAGGAAGACCCCAAACAATTCGAAGAGCGGATCCAGGAGTGGGACAGCGACGTGCAACCGCAAAACGCCGTCGAGCGCGACCTGGTCCGCCAGGCGGCGCGGCTGTCGCTGGCGATCGAGCGCGGCGAGCGAATCGAGACGGCCCACATGGCCCGCCGGGTCCGCATGGCCGGGCGGATGCGCACGCAAAAGCTCAGCACACGGCGGCGCAAGCAGGTTCGCGAGCTCGGCCGCAGGCTGCTGTACGTCGCCGGGCCCGAAGAGGTCAAGGTCGACAAGCAGCCGCTCTGGGCCGACGACCCGGGGCTGCTCGTCAGCGAGCTCGAAGAATCCGCCGAGGGCTGCCGCTGGCTGCTGGAGCGCTGGGCGGAATACCGCAACCTGCTGGACCGCAGATCGAAGTGGGAAGAGCCGGTCTTGATCCGGTTCATCCGGCTCCAGGGGAAACAGGTTGTCGAGTCGGTCTACGACCCGGCGCTCAATTCCATCTTCCTTGCCTGGGACGTGCTGGTCCAGAAATATGCCAAAGAGGAATGGGAATCCTTCCGAGAAGAGAGGCCGACGACCGATCCCGCTTACAACCACCGGCTGCACTGGCGTGAGATCGCTCCCCGCCCAAGCGACCCGGCCGGGGCGTGGGAGGTACTCTACGCGATCGTCGATCAGCACGTCGGCCGGCTCAAGGAGCTGCTGGCCGAGAACCTGGACATCGAAGCGGCAGCGGACCCCGATTGGGCCGACCGCGCGGCGCTGGATTGCAGCCCGGCGTTCGAGCGGCACCGGCGGTACCAGTCGGCCAAGACGCGGGAACTGCTGCGGACGCTCGATACGCTGCGGAAAATGCGGAATGCGGAATGCGGAATGCGGAATGGGAAAGCAGGAATGGCGGAGGGCGGATGCCGGGCGGCGGACGACGAATGGCAGATGGCAGATGACGAATGGCAGATGGCAGATGACGAATGGCAGATGGCAGATGACGAATGGCAGGTGGCCGGGGGCGAACCAAAATCCTCAATCCAAAATCCCCAATCCAAAATCCAAAATCCAAGAAAGACGCCGCAAAAAGCGCCGAACGAAGCCAAATTGGAATCGACGCAAGACACTTCTTCACAAGGAGTTGAATCACAAAATGCCGAGCCGGAGGAGCGCGAACGAAGCCAATCCGCGGCGGGTGGGCAGGTTGTCCAGGGCGCGGGCAACGATTGGGTTGAAACGATTGTGTCGGCGGGCGAGGGTGGCGGGAAGGCTCGGGGCCGCAAAGGTCGTTCGCTACCAAAAGCAACGACCGGTAGCCAGTGAAGCCGAAGGGAGGGAGATAACGCCCCACGCCCATAAGAGAACGGAATGTGGTACTTGACAAACCCAGTATCCCCAGTATTCCCAGTATAGAACCGAGGATAAGGCCGTGATAGATCAGGGGATCGTTGATAAGGCGGTTTCTGTCGAAGTCGAAGTAGTTTCGGTCGGTTTAGAGCAGAGGCTCAAAAGCTGTGATGATCTTCCCGACAAGATCCGCGAGTTGATGGAGCGTTTCGAGCAACGGCTTACCCTCGATAATCTCAGGCTCGCTGAGCGATATATCAAAGCGGAATTGCATCTCCTCATTCACTTCGGCATCAGGGGCGTCGATAAACAATTCGTTGCCAGCTTTCAGCGGGCACATCATGGGATCGGTCTTAAAGAAGAGATGCCTAGTCGGGGGGATGGGGACGGGATAGTCCGGAATGGTTTGCTGGGCCTGCCGAATCAATTGCTGCAAGCTACGACTTGCA